TGGAAGAGTTCACGGCCGGTCCGGTCACCCACGTGTACGGCATCGCCGGTTCCTACGACATCGACCTGTACCCGGGCGGCATCTCCTCAGCCGCCTATCACGCTGAAGATGTCGTTGTCGCATAAGCACGCTGGGGCCGGTGGCGGCCGGTCCCTTCAACCTAAGGAGTAACCATGGCCGGGGGCTCGCTAACGATCTCCGTCTCCAACTACGCCCAGCTCCAGCAGGTCGCCCAGCGTGTCCTGTGCTGGATGGCCGCAGGCAACCGTCGCAATGCCCGCATCATCTCCACCACCCCGTGGCCGAGCATCCTCATCCCTGAGGAGAGCTTCGGGGCCGGTTCCCTGGTCCTTCGCCGGGGCGGTACGGACCTGGTGGCGGGCTATGTCGCTGGAACCCACATCTCGTACACCACCTCCAACGCCAATGTCGCGGTTGGTCAGGATGCGAACACCTGCCCCGCTTCGACGAACCAGCCAACGATCAACTCGATGACCACCAACGTGGGCGGCAACCCTCTCGCCGTCACCCTGGACTACGCCAACGTCGCTGCGGCTGGCACGGTCAACGTCAGCTGGGGCGATGGCACCTCCACCCTGGGTGCGGCTGAGTCGAATGCGGCTCTGGCCCACACCTATCCCAACGCTGGCAACATCCCTTACACGGTGACGGTGACTGACGCATCCGATGCGACTCAGTTCGCCAGTTCCACCTTCATCGTCTGACGAAAAGGCCCCCCAGGTGTGGCGGCACCCGGGGGGTTGGGTCAAGTATGGGCGCTATCGTTTCGACGCCTTTAGGGCGTGGCGAACTTTCCGGCTCGGGTGAAGATGGCCTGGTTCGGATCGGACAGGTTCGTAGCACTGCGGATCACGGAGATCCAGCCCAGTAGTGCCCCGTCCACGAATAGCGGGTTGGGGATGTAGCTTCCGGTGCCGATGGAGTCCGCTGCCAGGGCGAGTGTGCTGTAGGTGTTCTGTCCGTACTGGATTGTCACCTGGTCGCCTGGGGTGGGTGAGGCGAACCCCCAGACGCGGAAGTTGGTTGACGTGTTGACTCCGCCACCGACCGGAGTGACGACTCCCAAACCGCCCGGGTCGTAGTTGGCCACATCGATGAGTGTCTCCAGGGCGGGCAGGACGGCTGTGGCTGTGGCTCGCCTGGCGGACACAGGTGACTGGGCGGTCAGGGTCGCGTTGTGCGGGTCGAGGTAGTTGGGGGTCTGGTTGAAGGCCCTGGCGAACATCGACCCGGCAGCCTTGTCGATCATCAGGTTGACCCCGTTGGCGCTGATCTGGTTGCCCGACTTGCTGAACGGACCCAGGGCGTGCGTCAGGTCAACGAACTGAGCCGCCGGTTGGGACTGGATGGTCGGCAGATCCTGCACGAGGAAGTTGGCCCCGCCGAACTGGGCTGAGGCTCCGAGCACCAGGTGGGTTCGGTACTGGGTGGGGCTCGGGTTGGCTGCCTGCTGGATGACGGTGCCCGCCGAGTCGATGAGCCACCAGGTGGTGGTCTGGGTGGGCGGCCCGGTCAGGGCGATGCCTGCCTGTCCGGCGAAGTTGACGTAGGTGAGCTGGGGATTCGTGCCCCCGATGGTGCCCGATGAGTTGTAGTCGACGATCCATCCGGCTGTGGGTCCGATGTCGATCAGGGCCGGGTTGGCGTTGATCGTGATGTTGCCACCAGAGGTCACACCTGTGGACAGGGCTGTGGACAGCAGGCGCACGATGTCACCTGAGATGCCCTGGTATTGGGCGCTCAGGGTGCCGTCGACGTTGGCATCCCCACTGACTTGCAGGTTCGCGTTGATGATCAGGTTGCCGGTCATGGTGTCACCGGCCTTCAGGACGAACAGGGCCGCGTCGTCAGGCGGGACAGGGGTGCCCAGGATCTGCCCCGTGCATGGGTCGTAGTCCAGCCTGACCAGGTCAGCGAACTCGGTCGTCCCCGGCGCGAAAGGCAGTTGGACATAGATCGTCTCACGCCAGGTGGCCGTGGAGATGAACACCTGGTACACCCAGTTCAGGGGCGTGATGTCCGGGTTGTCCGTGGCCGGGAGGACGATCGTGAACTCGCCGTTCAGGTCAAGGGTGGCCACGAACGTCGCAGGCGGATAGGTGATGTTGTCGACGGTGTCGTTCAGTTCGATCAGCGTCTTGAAGGTCACCGTCCCCACCGCCGGGGTCAGGCCGTCCAAGTCCAGTAGTTCTCCGTGAAGAGTCACGGTGGTCAAGGCCATAAGGGACCTCCTTTGCCATATCATGGTAAATCAGACATGTCATATGAGGAGGTGGGTCGTGGCGACAGGCCCCTGCAACTGGGTGATCAACTTCAACGACTGCTGTGACTGCTGGGACGAACTAGACCCTGCCTCCCAGCAGCGTGCCCTGACCTACGCCACGACAGTCCTCTGGGCCGCCACGGGCAAGCAGTTCGGCGAGTGCCCCCAGACGGTCAGGCCCTGCGGCAGGTACTGCAATACCGGCTCCCAGGGCTGGATCTGGAACGACGGCCTGTTCACGCCCTGGATTCCCTACATCCTCAACGGCCAGTGGCGTAACTGCTGGTGTGGATGCGGGTCAGGCTCAGGCCCCGGCTGCTGCTCATGTGAACCCGGCCAGCAGGTGTACCTGCCAGGTCCGGTCACCTCGGTCACCTCGGTCATCCAGGACGGCGTGCTGGTCAACCCGGCCGATTACCGGGTCGATGACGCCAAGTGGCTGGTCAGGACCACCGGCGAGTGGCCCCAGTGCCAGGACTACAACGTCGATGCCGGGCTGGGCCTGTTCAACGAGAACACCCTGGTCGTCACCTACACTCGGGGCGAGCCGGTTCCCCAGGCCCTGCTGGATGCCGCAGCAATTCTTGCATGTGAATTTGCCAAAGCCTGCCAGGGCGGCCCGTGCCGTCTGCCTGCCCGGGTTTCGACGGTGGCCAGGCAGGGTGTGCAGCTCACCTTCACCAACATCGACCAGCTCATCGGTTCCATGTTCACCGGCATCCCCGAGGTGGACCAGATCATTAAGGCGTACAACCCGTTCGGGCTGGCCAGGCCCATGCGCGTCTGGTCCCCCGACCTTCCTGTGGTGAGGCAGGTGACTACGGCATGACCGACACGATGATCCAGCCCATCGCCGAGGATCTACTGGAGTGCTTCCGCACCGCACTGCTGGCTGAGCATGGGGCAACCCTGATGCCCAACGGCACCATGCCGTCCGAGGTGTGTTTCCGCGTCGGCGAGCTTGCCTCCATGGACGCCAGCCTGTATCAGGATCTGTGCTGCTCGGGTCTGGCCTGGGTACGGGTGGCGGACATCTTCTCGACTTCCCAGGACTTCCCGGCACCTGACACCACAGTGGTCTGGACGGGCTGCGGACCTCAGGCGTGGGGTGTGGTGTTTGAGCTGGGCTTGATGCGCTGCGCCCCGACCGGGGACATCTCCACCATCCCCACCTGTGATGAGTGGACCGCCTTGCAGCTCAACGTGATGAAGGATGCGAAGGCGATGCGGGCTGCGTTCTGTTGCCTGCACAATCAGTTGGACCCGGGTAGTGTCGCCGTGGGGTCGTGGGCTCCCCTGCCGACCACGGGTGGCTGTGCCGGTGGCACCTGGCAGGTGACGGTACAGATCATCAATTCGGAGTGCTGCTGATGAGCCCGTGGAAGTGTTTCCCGATCTACCTGCACATAGACGGGGACAACGCCCAGGTGGGGTTGTGGTGTGAGGACTGCCAGCTTCCTTCGGTGGTGAGGTTCCCGATCGTCCAGATGTCGCAGGATGGGGTCGGGGTGTGTGGGTTCCATGAGAGCTGTGTCGAGTGCGAAGGGTTCGGAGGAGATGAGGATGACGGGGACGATGACCGTCTGGTATGCCAATAGGACGAATGGCAAGTTCCAGGCTGGCAGGTTCTACACGAAGGATCAGCTGGGCGTGACGGGCCGGATGGCGGTCAAGGCTGGCTTCCTGACCCCGATGGAGCAGTCGGTGCCGAAGAAGCAGCCCGCTAAGGCACCCCAGAGGGTCGTACGGCCCCGAAGGGGTCAGCGGGCACAGGTGACCCAGGGGGTGGGTGGTGGCGAGGCTGACGTTCAAACCGGGGGCGGTCCAGAGGTTCGTGACGACTCAGGCCCGCAAGGAAGTTAGGGCCTGTACCGCTGCCGTCAACCGTAAAGCCCGACGCAACGCCCCCGGTGGCCCATACTCGACGGGCACGCTGAAGCGGTCGATCAACTGGCGTGTCCAGACCTTCGGCTACAACGTCAGGGGCAGGTCGGGTTCGGATCTGGTCTACGCCTACTCGGTCCATGAGGGCCAGCCCGCCCGCCTCATCCTTCCCAAGCGTGCCCCGTACCTGGCGTTCCACTGGCGCAGGGTGGGCAGGCGCGTCAGGTTCCTCAGCGTCAACCATCCGGGCACGGCCCCGCAGCCCTACCTGGTTCAGGCACTTTTGACCGAAGCTCCCCTGTATGGGTTCAAAGTTGTCATCTACGACTAGCATGTCTGATATGACACAAGAGCCCAACGAGAGCGCCGTCGACAACTCGATCATCCTTGCCGGTCGGGTTGTCGGGTTCATTCCGCCGACCCAGGGCCAGATGGAGGCCTTGATCCGGATCGGG